TTACCTGTAAAGTTTCGGCTCAAGGTCAAGGCTGAAATCATCCGGCTTGCATTGCCAGCGGCCCTTTACAGCCTCTCCCGGTATGGCTTCCGGATTCAGTTTTAAGTAAGTCGCTTTCCCAACAACTTCCCTGAGCAGCTCATTTTTTATCGCCGGGTCATCAGTCTGAAAATATAGCTCCAGTACTTTTTCTACCTTGGGTATTATAAATCTCTGACTTTCTTCCCTGGCTTCATCAAGGGCCAGCTCTGCGAGCAAGGCATTACGTCTGTCTTTGGCGCTGTTTATCCTGTTGGAGAGGGTCCTGGAACGTTCAAGGAATTTTTCTGTTGAGTACACTCCTTGCTCCAGCAGGTCATGAAGACTGTCCAATTGTTTCGACAGGTTCTTCAGCTCATCATCAAGATTCCTGACAGCCTTTCTTTTTACTTCCAGCTGCACACTGTTTTCTGAGGGTTTATCTTCAGTATCCCATTTCATTTTATAGTTGGCAAGCCACAGTCTCAATGCCTGGATCAAACGCTCCTCCACATACGTGAGCTGGGAGCTGATATTATTGCATGATGTAACAGGACACATTATAGTGTCCGGATACTTGCCTCCATAAGGGCGGCGGACCATCTTCCGGCCGCATGCTCCGCAGACGATCAGGCCGGCGAGGGGGCTGGATACTTTCTTCCTTGTAGGCACCGGAAGAGGAGGATTATTCTTCAGGAGGTCCTGGGCTTGTTCCCAGGTCTCATTGTCTATTATGGCTTCATGAAGGCCATCAACGATTACCCAGTCTTCTTCTTTGGCCCTGGGGCGCTCCTTCACCATCTGGCCATCTACCATCTTCTTTACTGCAGGACGGGAGTTCCACCTGATCTTGCCTATATATACCGGGTTGCGAAGCATACCCTGTATGGTTGATGTAACCCATACATCCCCGTTCATCGGAGGGACCTTCATGTCATTAAGCTTACGGACAATTAGGGATACCCCCAGGCGCTTCAGTGACCCATCAGGCTGCAGTTCACCCTTTGTATAGAGCTCGAATACCATTCTGACAATGTCAGCCTGTTCAGGATTGATTTCTAGAGTGAAGCCTTTCTGTTTTTCCAACTTTTTGCGCAAGTATCCATAAGGAGGCTTATTGCCGCAGTATTTGCCTTCTTTGACTGATGCAATGCGGCCACGCTGCAGGCGGCGGTTTATGGTCTTGTATTCCCGGCGCGACATGAAGAGGCCAAATTCAAAGTACTCTTCATCATACTCATTGTTCGGATCATAGGTCTTGGTAGGAGTAATAATTTTCGTATTTGAATACTTGAAGGTCTGGGCGACTATGCCCTGATCGACAGTATCCCCACGGGCAAGACGTTCTACTTCCATAACCAGGACGCCCTCCCAAACACCCTGCTCAACTTCATTGAGGGTCTGTTGCATAACAGGCCTGGCAGCTATGGTTTCTCCAGAAACGACTTCCCGGTATATTGCTGTAACATTAAGCTTCTGCCTCTTTGCCAGGTCCAGCAGGGCATGCTCGTGCCTGGCAAGGGTTTCACCTTCGCCATGTGCTTCAGCTTCCATGTCAGCTCTTGATTTTCGTAGGTAGATACAGTACGGCATGCGAATCTTCCTTTACATTATGATATATAAAAAGAAATGCCCGAAGGCATTATTGCGAGATATGAATAAAGAGTGTTTAACACTCTTTATTTCGATACTACATCCCTGTTGGTACAAGATCTCAATTGACTATACAAGTCATTAACAGTATCCTCTCTATTGAATCTTTCGATAAGCTTATCGTTATCGACTTCATAAATGTTTTGCAAATGATAATTCATGTCAAACACATATCTGTATGTTATTTCTTCGTTGTGTGACAAGAAAACAATGTCAGCTAATATAGAACTATTGTCTTTGTGATAGTTTATTGATACGTAATTGTCTAGACTAATGTTCTCCAATAGATTGAATGGAGTTACCAATGGTGAAGTCATTAATTTGAACAATTCATCGATTTTTTTATCTACCATGCTTACCGCCCCTTTTTCTTAACATCTCTTTAGTATATTGTACCACTTTATCAAGCTTTTGATAAGCAATATCGAAATCATTCGATGTCCACTCATCTCTATTTGCGCCTAACTCAAGTTTCAGATAATGGTTGAAAAAGAATGCCAATAAGGCGGCATTATCTTTGACTCTTGGAACAATCCAGCTAAATCTTGAGTCTTTAAAATATGGAAATAGTTCAGGATTCTTTCCATTCTTGTTTAAGTTAAATTCAACAATCAGTTCAGGGACAATTTCATATCGTATCTTTGTGTCTAGTGCCTTCTTGGTATTAATATATACCTTGTCAGGGCGCTTCATATTCAGGTCAGGATTGCTATTCTTGACAATTAATTTAGCCTGTTCTTCAGTAATCTTTAATAGCTTTACTAGTTTTTCCACTTTTGATTGCTCTTCTGCTTCCAGAGCTTTAGCCTTTTTCAATAATTCAGTATCGATATAGGCATCGCTTCTAGTTTTGCCTGTACTGCTTTCATAAACTTTGCCTAATTCAATAACTCTTGATTCGATTTTCCCTTTTTCACTCAATTCATCGGAATCATCTTCCCATAAATCATTTATATCCTCATCATTCATCAGTCGCTTTATTATTTCACTTTCCTCAATTTCTTTCTTATACTTTTGCCATAAAGCATCCAGTTCGAGGTGCTTATGTGAAATAATATGACCGATATTATCAATAGGTCTTACGTCTTCGTCATCAATATATCGAAGAATTCTTCCAATAAATTGAATATAAGGTAGTTCTGCTTTAAACGGTCTAAAAATAGCAGCTACAGACAAATATGGATGGTCATATCCTTCTCCAAGCATTGCTACATTGATAACTACATCAACTCTATGGTTATCTATATCGGAAAATGCTCTATCTTTATCTTTTTCGTCTAGTTTACTGTGGACAATTGCAACTCGATATTTTTTGCTTTCATACAGCTCCTTTATTTGTTCTGCATGCTTAATGCTGCAGGCTACGGCAATGATCTTATGTGGTATTTTCGTGCCCTCTCTTTTTTTCTCAAGTAACTCGATGCTTTTATCAACAATTTTTGAGGATGAATCGATATCATAAGCTACAGTTCTGGTTACCCAGTCCTCATCTTTAAGGCCTAGAGCATATATTTCTTCAATAGTATATTTTTTCTTATCATCGGCATCTATAGTCAAGTGTAATTCATCTGGTATATAAGTGATATTTTCCAAGCTCTTAATATAATTATTCACCATCGCTAATCCAAGCTTATAATTATATACAAGATCACCTTCAATTTTCTCTCCATCTGTCCTAAAAGGAGTACCAGTTAGCTTTACTACCTTTGCTTTGGAAAAATGACTGACAGCATCAGTCCAAGTCTTTGCAGTAGAATGGTGAGCCTCATCAATGATAATTAAATCGAAGTAATTGCTTGGAAGAAAGTTTAGAATTGAAGAATCTAACCTAGATTGCAGTTTATGTACATTTAAAATAATGATATTCGATCTATCCAGCACATCCTTTACCAATCCGGGAGTATACTCACAGACGGAAGGAAGATAATTTGGTGATGTGAATACTTTACGCTTGAGCCAGAAATTGTCGGGCTCAAGGGGATCAAGCTGTTTGACAAGATTATCCTTAATTGCTACTCTGGGAGCAATTATTAATACCTTTCCTTCTGACATGAAATAAGGCAATATACCCATTACACCAGTTTTACCGACTCCCGTAGGGAGCACTATTATTGCATGGCTTCTTTTTTTATCTCTTATGAAATGGTTATAGGCTTCCGCATAAGCTCTGATTTGAGGATCTCTCAAACTATCATTCTGGAGTATGTTTGGAAATGAACTCATGAAAATATCATCACTAAAACTATCTTTGCGAATGCTCATTATAGATTCCTCCATATTATAGTAATTTAATTTGAACAAAGGTAATAGTTTTATACCCTTGCTCTTTTACCAATAGCTATATTACGCATACCCATACCTTGAAAACATCTTCTCAAATGTATCATACTGCTGAATAAATAAGCTGCTATACTTTGTTAAATCTTCAACTGTTGAGAATAAGAGCTTTACATTGTTGTTGGCATCCAGCTCATATGTGTATTCTTCCTGAATAAGCTTAGATAGCTTATTTACAGAAAATACTGTTCTGCCATAAGGCACCAAAGAGAAGTATTTTTTCCTTGTCCCTATTGTGAATTTTGCAATTTCATAAACCGTATCATTGGATCCTATGCATACAATGGAGAAATTCTTCTTCGTATCTATGTAGTCCAGATGCTCTACTGATTTGTCGCTTAATTGCAGAAGCTCCTTTATCTTTTCAAATACCGCAAGCTCAAATTCTGTTGTTTCTGCACCATCTTGAGTCCCAGTTCCATAAATACTATTTCTATTATTAACCTCATACTCTCTACACTTAAGGTAAACCTTGGCAGTAGACATACAATCAGCCAAAGAACGGTGAGCAGTATCCTGTTCAATGCATAGGTTGGAGCATATGGTGCCGAGCTTATGGTCTTCAAAATCAGGATATAGCTTCCTACATAGATATAGAGTATCTATAAAAGGGTTGAGAATCTCAATATCAAAATCTAGTGCATTTGACTTAAGAAACTTCATATCAAAGCTTGCATTATGAGCAACAATAGGGAGATCTTCAAGAAAATCAACAAATTCCGGAAGCTTCTCACTTATCTTGGGAGCATCCTTAACCATAGCATTTGTTATGCCGTTAATAGAAGTGATGTATGGTGTTATAGTTATGCCTGGATTTATTAAGGTACTGAATTCTCCCTTAAACTCACCATTCATATATTTGACTGCACCTAATTCAATAATTTTATCTGTAACTGAATCAAGCCCTGTTGTCTCAAAATCGATTACAACAAATGAATCAGGTAGGAAGTTTCTGATTCTCTTGTTTAGTGAGACTGATTTGTTTAGTGCAGCTCTTTTTTCGTCGTAACTGGTAGAATGGGAGTAATTACTCTGGGCTGTTTTTGTTACGACTTCAGCCTCATGTTGGTAATTAGACTTATTATTGCTCAGGCCTATTGTATTGCCTGACAGGTTTGACAACAATATCTTTGCTGGTTCATTATTTGCATCGTATTTCAATGCTTTCTGAGCATATCGTACGCACATATCAAAGTTGCCTTTTTGATACTGCTGTATTGAGAGCTGAGTATTTAAGGAGCTTTTAAACTGTTTATCAAATAGCATGTTTTTTATACCAATGAAGAGTAATATTAAGGCAACTAAAATAAGGAGTGGAAAAAAAGCACCAATAATTGTGAAGAGAATACCTGACAAAATATACCCATATACATTAGATTTAACTTTTGGTATATATACTCCATCAGGCAGATCATACAAGAATTGATTGTTGGCATGATTATTGACTTGCCTTTTCTTAACAGAAGTATGACTGCTATATGATAAACCCGTTCCTGGAATTGAAACGGTTTTTGTCACACCTCGAGGTCCGGTACTTACTCTGAAACCCTTTACACCAGCGCTCATGCCAATTCCCTTTTTGCTAAGATTCAGTCGAAATCCCCCACCCAGGTTTATAGACCTACGAAATCTTAATCCCATTCATAACCCCCCTAGCGTATTTTAACAGTGATACAAAGGATAAATTACGGAAATTAGTTGCGTCAGAATATTACTAAACAAGCACAATTTACCAGGTATGGCCATATAAAAAGCCCTTCCGGGTATTGGTCGCTGCAGCAGCTTCTTCAATTGTAGTAGTGACAGGAGAATTATTATATTTGCTCCAGTGTACAAGGTAGCCTGCGTTATAGAAAGAGGTCCTATTGCCGCAGCATTCACAGAATCGAGCGTTGCCTGAAGGAATATGATCGCAGCCTGGCTGGGTCTGGCAATCTCCATCTATGTCTATACTTACAAGCTGATCTTCACATTTCTGAACTAGACAAGCGTCACAAGCCTCGCAATAATCACCGTACAGTTCTTCCGTATTACCGCATACCGGGCAGGCCAGGGCATGTCCACGAGCATCAGTCGGAATTCCATCTTCGTAAGCAATTGCCCACTTATTGCTGGAAACCGGCTCGAAGCTCCAGCTGCCGCATATGAAGCAGTATTGCGCATCATATTTGTTTTTGCTATTTCCACATTTAATGCAGATATTATATTCATCTATCTGCTTTTCTGGTATGATTGCCCTGAGGTCGTGGGTTTCAATGCCTTTCATGACTTCCAAGGAGTCCTTTTTCTTTTGTATTTTCATGGTATGCAACCTAACAAATAGAGAGTCCCACGAAACATTGAAAATGCTTACCAACTTACGCAGGTTTCCAGAGGTACAAGGGGGGTACTGCTCAATACACTGATAAATCCATTCCTCGGGCATGAGCAGCTCCGCAGCGAAGGTGTTTGCTTCTTTATCTATATAAGCACAGCCCATATCATTAGTCAGTAAAGTATCATATTTCCTGAAGTGATCCAGTATAATGTGACCTGCTTCATGAGCATAAGTCCAGATAGACATATTGCTGTATTCCACATTATTTATGTATATTTTATATTTATTCTCAATAAATCTGGTGAAGCCTTTCTCATCAGGATCACTGAAGTTATAAAGCTCACCCAACTGCTGTACTATGAACATGGGATCCACCGGAGGAGCCGGGAAATTATATTTCAGCAATGTTTGCTGTGCCATCTGTTTTATATGTCTTATCCTTGCTTTTGTCAGGTAAATGCTCATAGTTGTCATTTCTCCCTGCTTCATCAGTTGCATTATCTATAATATTTTATATAGCGTTTGTAAATTTCTTTAAGGCTTATTTGATCCTACGAAGGGTAATCTCTTCCCATGAAACTTCCTTTTCGATTCTTTCAAGCCCAGATTCGACACTGCCAAGGCGTTCTTTGACTTCCTTTATATCGCCTTTCATTTCTTGAATATCGGCATACATTTTAGTTATTAGTTCAAACATTTTATCGTCCATAATATAACTTTCTCCTTATGATTACTGTTACTTATGAGCCTTGCGCTTGTCGGCTTTGGTTCTGGACAGATAATTAATCACTCTTTCATCATTCTCCAGTCTTTCCCTCAAGATTTTCATCATTTCTTCATGATTATTCTTGTTTTGCTCATAATGAGACTGTTGTACCTCTGCCAGAGTTTTTGTATCGGCAGAAGTCTTTTCTTGTAATAATTCAACCTTTATAACCCTTGCTTCCAGAGAATCGAAGCGCTCATCCATCTTGTCGAAGCGTTTGCTGAACTCAGAATACATTTTTTCCATAAGTTCAAAAGTTTTATCTTCCATAGGATTCAATCCTTTCATTTACATAAGAATTCGCTCAAATATTTTATATAATGTTTGCTTAGCTTTTCTCTTCATCCACCGGCCAGGCTGATTCAATGATCCGGAGCAGCCGCTCTTTGTCCTTGTCGGTCAAGGGCTTTGCATCACGCTTGATTATGGTACCCAGCTGCTCAAAAATATCTTCATTACTTTTATTTGTTATATCATTTATTGAAGTACTATTACCAATATAGCCAGCAGCTTCCATTAACTGCTCGTATGTAACTTCGTTATATGCTTTTAAAGAAATTTTTTTAAGTAATTCCGGTGTAGGCTTTTGTCCATTAAATACTCTTGAAAGGTTGCCTGCGCTAACATTCGCATGTTGTGCAAATGTATTTAACGATCTATTGCCTTTTGCTAATTCTAGAAGTTCCAATAATGTTCTTTTGGACATAGTATCACCACCTTAATATAAGTATATATTTACCATTGCGTACACGCAATTATTTATATAATCTTTTTATAAAAAAGTATTGCACAGAAGAAATGAATATGATAATATTGCATTAAAGCAATGCTTTGAAGAAATGAAAGGAGGTAATTGAATTATGAAAATTGATATAAAAGTTCTTCGAGAGTTCATTAATATAAGCTACAAAGGAGATTACAAGAAATTCGCTGAAGCATTGAAACTTGACAGTGTTACTGTATGGAGAGTGCTTAAAAATAAGGGTAATGCAGGCGAAAAGTTTATTACTAGTCTGATGCTATACTGCAAAACTCATGGCCTTGAATATGATTATTTTTTTACTGATACTGTTGCATGAAAGAAATGCTTTGAAGCAAAACGCTGACAAGTTAGGGGGTGAGGAGGTGGAAAGAATGTCATTGATGGAAAGATGGGAAAGAATGGAGGATGAATTTCTAAAAAGACATCCTAAATTCCCACTATATTTTTCATTAGTTGTACTACTGATTGTGCTAATAAAAGAATTTCATGCCTAAAAGAACTTACTAAAGCAATTAATGAGATTACTACGGGAAGCTTTTTTAGAAACATTTTTTCTTTTCTATAAAGCAAGTAGTTTATTCCAAATTCTGTTATCGAAAAGGAACTGTCACTAACAGGCATGTTTCCTGGTACATTCTGAACATAATTAAACTGGATAAGGCCATAGTGAAGTAACCTTTCGTTGTGCTTAAGTTGTTTTGTAATATCTACTTTACTGCATTTTTTAAGAGCACGCACCTCTTTATAGGACAGGAAGATATCAGACACATTATAAGATTTCAAATAAATCACCTCTTTATGGAAATTTTACCATATTAGGGTGGACAAGTACATTGAAACTGGAATCCATGTAATAGTACAAATCCATGTATTAATACACATATAAGGGGGGTGTATATCAATGCCAGCCGTTACGCCGAAGGGGAACCTTGTGGAGGAATACAAGATCGGAAATACAAGGATCCGGATTTATGACGGTGCCTATGCGAATAAAACACCTGAAGATATTGAGAAGATCATGAAGCGAATCACGGCTATTGGCTGGAGAATTGTAAAGGAGGCCAGGGCCGCAGGGAGGGATATCTGATATCTCCATATGAAAAAGAGAAGGCTGGGAGGCCTTCTAAAAATGAAAGTTGGTGGGACGTGTATGTTGTTGCTGACCGTTGAAGAAGCCGTAGCTTTGGCATCCAGGGGATACTATATAAGCTGCAGGCGCGGCAATTTCAGATATATAGGCTACGAAGGCCGGGACAGAAGTCCCGGGAAGTGAAAGGATTTTCATATAACCATTATCACACGGAAGGAGGCTGAATTGAAGGATGAAAGAGTGCGCAAGTATCTACCGGGCCGCTAGGATTTCTGCGGATATTACCCAGGAAGTTGCAGCTGAGCTGCTGCATATCAGCAGCCGCTCATTATCGGATTATGAATCCGGCAGAACAATCCCGCCGGATGATATAGTATGCGCCATGGTAGAAACGTATTCAGCACAGTGGCTTGCATATGAGCACCTGAGGACCTCATCGGAAGTGGGCAGGATGTTCCTGCCAGAGATTGAATTCTCCGATCTGCCGAAAGCGGTGCTCATGTTCCAGAAGGAGGTAGGGGATATCCAGCTTATAAACAGGGATATGGTTGAGATAGCCTGTGATGGAACTGTAGATCATACCGAAGCAGAACGCTGGCATCAGGTGGGCAGGGAAGTCACAGAGACAATTGGGGCTGCATTCTCAGTTTTATTCTCACATCATAAGCCAGGGAAAATGTATTAGGGGTGAGCAAATGATAAGGCATTTAGTTGAGAGGTATGTGGGAAAAGTATCTGACCAGATGTTCCGGGAAGCGGCGGAGGAAACGACAAGAGATGTATGGCAGAACAGGCTGATCAGAAATTCAAAGACATACATGGAGTACATCGTTTATGTAATGGTCACTTATATACGGATCGTTCAAAAAATAGAAAAAAGCCAAAAGCAGATAGCTTAAGGCAAAAATAAATTGTCGATACAACCATCATATAATAAATCCCAGAATTTGACAAGGGGGTGGAAAATATGCAGGGCAATGAAGTCAATGGATCAATAGGCAGCATGGTTGTGGCAATTGACGAGTACTGGGGGACTTACTCAGGCGTCCTTCAAGAGGTTGAACACACAAGAGCCGGGGTAGTTGGCAAGGTCAGGATCATCGAGAACATAGTGAAACCATGCCAACATGCCATATTTTTCCCTCAGAACAGGTACGACAGGGAGCCTTATGCTCCCGGGAGCGTAAAGGGATTCAAAATAGAAAATATAGAAAGGGATGAGCCATATGAGTGATATCAAGTTCATGTGCAAGATGCGCAGGGGTAAGCAGATCGAGGAGTGGCCGGGGACAATAACTAGGCTTGTCAACCATGGGAGTCATTATGAAATGCAGATTTCATCCAGGTCCAGCATAACTGTAATATTCGGAGATTCACAGAGGGGAGGCTTCTGCTGCATACCCGACTGGAAAGCTGGTTGTGAATTGGCAGGCTACACTGATATCTTCTGGAACCTGGAGCATATTACTGCAGCCATGGGCAGGAACAATAAGGTGGATGCTGTGACAGTAGCTTATGCCATAGCTGCTGCGGGACACCTGCTTGACGAAAGTGGCCAGCTGCCGAAAGCACAGTAAGGGGGGAGAAGTAATGAGCCCGGTACTGCAGAAACTTCTAGGACAAGCCATCGTCCGGCTGGTCGCTGGCGACAGGGGCAGGGCGGCAGAGCTGTCCGCAAAAGCCCAGGATGTATGGATGCATGAGCATCGCCTTCATGCAAGCATAAGGGATATTCTCAATTATAAGATGAACAGGAGGAAGCCGGCATGAACCCAATTAAGACCTTCAAGACCTTAATAGCATTGATAATAGCATATATGCTATTTCTGACATGGTTCTTCGTTATCCAGCCTGTGGTACCTGCAGCAGCTGCAGAGGTACCTGAGTCAGAAATCAAACAGGGGCAGTACACCATTTTCCATTACACGCAGTCAGGCTGGATAAACCGTCTCTATGTTAACGAGTATTACATAAAGGACAGGATCATCTACTACAAGGACCGGGAACATCAGGATGATTATATGGAGGTACCCTTTGAGGATTGCCTGCCGAGGCCGGGTTGGATAGAGGATGTTGATGAGCTTATGGATTATGGCTGGTGGGAGCCTGGCGGGTATGAGTATTAGGAGGGAGAGATAACATGTTACAGGAAGCAATTAAGAAGCTTAAGGACGAAATCGGAAGCGATAAGGGATATAAGCAGATAATCGGAGAATACCTGCTGCAGCAGCTTGATGCCAACCCATCGGCAGCAGGGCAGATATTGAAGGAGGGCAAGAACATAAAGGGAGCCATGGAGGCCATGAAGGCAGAAGCAAGGAAGCATCAGAAGGACGGGTGCGGAGTACTGACGGATGATGACGGATATGCAATTGTCCTGGAATATTATGATATTCCTATGACAAGGATAGTCAAGTCAGCTCCCGAAAAAAACAATTTTGATATCAGCTTGGATGAACTGTTGTAAGGAGAGGATACAATGAATAAGTCAGACACAGAAGTAAACGAGTTTTTGAAGCATTTTGATTCGGGTTTCTCACAGGAGATAGTGGACTATGCCAACAATGTGATGCTTCGGGAAAGCAGGTACGTATTTGTAACAACAGTTAAACGCCAGCAATATGGATATTGTACCCACTGTTACAGCGAGTTCAAGACTCACCTTCCCAAGCCTCCTAAGAAGCAGATTGAGCAGCTTCACCTTTGTGGATGCTCAGCAGCATATTACTTGGATCCTGAGTATGAAAAGCGCAAGCATGGAGAAGAGATGCAGTGTCCCGTATGCAAGAGTATATGCAAGGTGAGATATTCCGGACTAGGACACAGTAATCTCCGTGATGAAGCCTACTTCGTTTATTACGAGAAGTCTCTTATCAACCCAAAGGCTATTGTAGCAAGAGGAATTTCTGCATGTAGGAGCTATGTATCTGATTATAAGGGAGTAGAGACTAAGCTGTCCGTTGATTACTGGTATCTATTTGAGCCTGGCAAGGGAGGAAGTATGCTCAAAGAGCAGTATGTCTGGCAAAAGGGTTATGGTCTGTATTTTGCCAATAATGTCAGGAGCAAGATAAACCATCAGTCAAATGGTACTATAGTAGCATACTGCAGGCCGTCAATAACCAATGCAGTTAAAGATACTCCTTTTGCATGGAGTGGCTGGGATAAGATTGACAGACTTGACATGACCACTTTCTTTGATCTGTATGCCCGATATCCGGTCGTTGAGTACCTTATCAAGCTTGGCTTCATTAACCTGATCAAAGATAAACTAGACGATGGGCATACATATGGAACAATAAACTGGAGAGGAAAGACGCCAAGCAAGGTCTTCCGTATCTCAGATGAAGATTATAGTGTGATCAAACAACATAAAGACGAAGTGACCTTCTGGTTCCTTCGAATGTTCAAAAAGTGCAAAGCCTTACATCCTGAGATGTCGCTGAATGATGTGGTCCTGCTTTCACAGAAGGTTCATTATGATCAAGAGTTTGAATCGCTTCAGGAAATGGTATCCAAAAAATTCTCTATGAAGGATACTCTACACTACGCGGTGAAGCAGTTGGCTCTTAATAAGTCACAATATTATTCAGTAAGCAGCCTGGTAAGGGATTGGAAAGATTATATTGCTGACTGCAAGAAGCTTGGACTTGATGTGAAGGATATAAGGGTGTTGTATCCCAGAAATCTGAACAGGGCACATGAGAATACATCTCAGCAGATCAAGTTCGCTGCGAACCAAGCCCTTGAAGAGAAGATACAAAAGAGGCTGCCGGAGCTTGAAATATATCAGTATGAATTCAATGGAATCTTCATAAGGCCTGCAGCCAGCACGAAGGAACTGGTTAATGAGGGAAAAGCGCTCTGCCACTGCGTTGGAACATATGCTAATAGACACGCTGACGGTTCAACCACTATACTGCTTGTCAGAAAAGTGTCTGATCCGGATATCCCGTTTTATACTATGGAAGTTCGTGAGGCTACTATATACCAGACAAGGGGCTTGCGAAACTGCCAGCCGACTGTTGAAGTGCAGGTTTTTATTGATACATACAAAGCCTGTGTTCTTGATAAAATCGCTAAGAAAAGCAAGAAAAAGGATAAGGTACCGGCATAGCCGGAAGGAGGATAGTGCATGAGGGAGCTTAATACAAACAACTCAAGCCAGCTGATCAGTAGGACTCCTGAGCTGATAGCTGCTGAGATAAACAACATCAAACAGCAGACCAGAAATATGGTGCTGTATAACAGCATAGAAATAGGACGTCGGCTGGTTGAGGCCAAGGCTTTAGTACAGCATGGGGAATGGGGAGAATGGCTTGAAAGGTCAGTAGACTATTCTCAGAGGACGGCAAATAACTTAATGAGGATATTTGAAGAATATGGCTCTGAACAGATTACTTTGCTAGGCAGCAATGTAAATTCGCAAGCGTTTGCGAATTTGAGCTATTCGCAGGCTGTTGCTCTGTTGGGAGTGCCCGAAGAAGAAAGGGAACAATTTGTTGAAGAACACGATACCTCCAACATGTCTACCCGTGAGCTGCAGGAGGCTATCAAGGAGAGGGATCAGGCCAGGAAGGAGAAGCAAGAGCTTGAGGAAAGGTTGAAGAAGGCAGATACTGACTTCATTGAAGCCTATAATGAACTGAAAAAATCCAAAAAGGAAGCTATCGATGTAAAATCAGAGAAGCTTAAAGTGGAGCAGGAAGCCGAAAACCAGCGGAATAAATACCTGCAGCAAATAAATGACCTTAAGGAAAAGCTTAAAAAGAATCCTGATGATGCTGAAAAGACCAGGAAATTGGAGAAGGAGCTTAAGACAGCAATGGATCAGGTCCAGAAGCTTACTGAGGAAATGAACAAACCCGGAGAAGTAGCTGCAGCTGTAGTAGAGAAAATTCCGGAAGAAATCGAAAAAGAGTTGAACGAGCTGAGGACAAAGCTGAAACAGCAACCAAGCTCTGCAGGTATCAGGTACAAGCTGTATTTCGACGACCTGGTCAAGACCTTCCAGGAGCTGCTGACAGCACTGGAAGAAATCAAAGCAGTGGATGATCAGGACTATGAGAGGTACAAGAATGCAACGGCAGGACTTATAAATAGGATGGTCGAGAAGCTTGCATAGTTTTCAGAAATAGGGGAGCCGTCGGAGAAATTCTATTAACAACCGACGGCTCATTGGGGACATACATATATTACCATAATAGAGCAAATGTTACAAGCGGTTGGTTACAGGTTGAATATATTGCGAAATAGAGAAAGTGAGGAATAGAAAATGGAAAACAGTATTATAGGGAAATGGTCATATAACAAAACGGAAGATGGTTGGTGGAGTAATGACAGTTATGATACAGAGGAAGATGCAATAAAACACGGGCTGGAGTTTGCAAAGGAAGAAGAATTGGACACATATTATGTGGGGCAGTTCGTACCAGTGTCATTAAGTCCGGCAATTGATGTAGATGACATCATTGAACGTACAGCTGAATCACTGGATGAAGATTGGGGAGGCGAGTTTGACCATGGGGATAGTTGGCAGGGGAAGTTGTCGGAAGAGAACATACAGGAACTTCAAAAATTGCTAGAGCAAACCTTTGTGGCGTGGGTAGATAAGAATGATTTGAACCCAACGTCATGCACTGTTGTAACCATAAGCGGGCATAAGGTAGTATAATAGCAGCTATTGCAATGATTGATAATCATACTACATTAAGGGATGTGATATATTGAGTAAAATTACTAAATTCGCATGTGAATCCTGTGATAATGCTAAAACATGCGAATGTAGGGAATGTGGTTGGAATTACACTGACAAAGATGGATATTGTAATTGCAGAAAGCCATTTAGCCGAAAATGTCCGAAGGGAAAATGCTGAATAGAATCAAAACACTACAGTCACAGGGGCATTGATTTGTGCCTTTTATATGAAAGGAATGGTATTAATATGAGAAATAATGAAATATCCGAGTTAAGAGAAAAGGTTACAATTATGACACCAAAAGAAGGATTGACGGAGGAGTATTGTATCAACAGAATCAATGAAGCCCTGAAAGCCTATATAGATCATGATGCCGACAGTGATGGGATTCTATATATAGACATTAAGAGAGAAGATGCTGAAAAGCTATTCAATGACCTGTTTGAAAATGCTACCTTTGATGATTATAAAGAAACATATATCGAGGAAGAAACGGAAGGGTGCGACATAGTTCCTATGTGGGGGCTGCTGTGTGATATTGTCGGAGAAGATGTAATATTTAACTCCAAAACAAAGAACTTGGTTAACCCGCATAAACATATATAGTGACGTATTTAGACATTTCTGAAGAAATCAATAGATAGAAGGTGATATGATTGCCTAGAAAGCGGGATATAAAGCCAGGTTTCTTTCAGAATGAGGACTTGGGCTCTCTGCCGCCGCTATACAGACTGATGTTTGTAGGCCTATGGTGTTGGGCAGACAGGGAAGGAAGGCTGCAAGACCGTCCCAAAAGACTGAAGGCAGAAATCCTTCCATATGACAATTGTGATGGAGAAGAGATTATAGAAGCTCTGGCTATTAATAATTTTATAAACCGGTATGAAGTGGATGGAGAGAAGTATATGCAGATAGTTAATTTCAAAAAGCATCAGAATGTACACCCAAGTGAGGCAGCAAGCATAATACCTGTATATGGAAATTCTGACAACTTGAAGTTAACTGCAAAAACAGTTGAACCCAACTTGGGTTCAAGTTGTAATACAGTACAAAAAAATGCTTTTCCTTCTTATACTTCTTTTCCTTCTTTAAATAATATGCCTGCACCTGGCGATGCAGGCGACGGTGAAAATGCCCCGGCTGGGAGCCCGGCTGATGAAGCTGGAGGAGCGCAGAACTTAGGTTCTGGCAAAGGCAAGAAAGAGTATACCGAGGAGTTCAACGAGTTCTGGGCTTCATATCCGAGAAAGGCCGAAAAGTCTGCTGCTTTTTGCAAGTGGAAGGCCAGGTTGAAAGAGAAAGTTTCTCCTGTGGACCTCATAAAGGCAGCTAGGAATTATGCTGAAAAATGCAGGTTTGAGGGGACTGAGGAGAGGTTTATCAAGCAAGCCAAGACATTTCTGGGCGAGAACAAACCCTATGAGGAGTTTGTTAACGGGATACCAAGACCTGAAGTGTCGGCAACGGGGAATGGAATAAAGAGCAATAAGGCCACATTTAACAATTTTACCAATCGCACATATGATGCAAAGGCTTTGGAAGAAGCCTGGCTTAATGCAAGTAAGTGAGCTCAAGTTAGGAGGCTGAAGGCAGTTGACGAAACAAAATAGCAGGTTGAAAGAGCGGATCATCGACAAGGTTGATGAGATGGTGGATTGTGTTGAAATGGTTGGGAAAATGGAATACTTTGAGCTTCATATCAAGCATGTGAATGGAGAGCTGATCTGCAAGACAGAGTACTCGGATAAAGATAAGGTGAAATAGGGCTGACCGAAGAGCGGAGGCGCTATCCTTGGGAGGGGATAGTGTCTTTTGTTTTATGAAAGGTGGGATAACTGGTGGACTATATAAAGAGCTTCAAGGACCTGAAGCTTCAGAGGGAAATGCATGAACAGCTGAAGGAAGCTGCTGAGACAAATAAGGAATACTACAGGAGGTTGCTGCACAAGGATGAGCCCCATGAATTATCCGCCATCAATATGGACGGTCTTCCCCACGGCAACGGGAATGCTATGAGCCTGGACAGGATCATCACGTACATCGGTAATTATGATAATATGATTTACATTGAGCAGTGTATCATTGAGAACCTTGAGAAGCTGGAAAGGGAAATCACAGAAAAGGTGAAGCAGCTGGACAATATTGATTTCAAGGTAGTATACATGAGGGATATATTAGGGATGCAGCTCCAGGAGGTTGCTGATGAATTGGGTTATGATTATGGATACATCAAGAACATAAGCAGAAGGAACAAAAGTTGTGACTTTAATGTGACTGACAATATTGAAATCTAATATTATTATGGTATTGAGAAGAACAATCGATAGCTCGGAAATATCCGGGCTATTTTATTTTGGAGTGATATGTATGAGCAACAGCTTGAAGCAGGCTGCCCGGAAGGCAGAAAAGGAAAAAGAAGAGCGGAGACAGGAGAAAATCAGGAAGCATAAATGCAGCAACTGTGCATTCGGCTCCTGGACAGGAACCAAATACTACTGTCCTTTTGGCAGCTGCGCCAGAGACAACCTGAGGCGGTGATGATATGAACTATGTTGAGCCTATTAGGGATCCCCATATCCTGAGGATGATGGCAAATGACTTCAAGAGTGAAAAGAACCAGCGGAATTATATGCTTTTTATGAGCTGTATTTACCTTGGGAGAAGGATAATGGATACCCTCAAGCTGCAGGTGAAGGATCTGAAGGATAAGGATTTTGTATTTGTAAGGGAAAGCAAGACAGGGAAAAAGATACTTTTGCCTATTAGTAAGACGCTGAAAAAAGATCTCAGTGAGTATATGAAGGATATGGCTCCTGATGAATACCTGTTCAAATCTACACAAAAGAAGTATAAGCCAATAGACAGGACAACCTGGAGCAAAATAATAAAGGCAGAAGCGCAGAAGTATGGGCTTGAAAATATCAATTGCCATAGTCTCAGAAAAACATTCGGCTACCATTATTACAAAAAAACGGAGGACATCGTTACGCTCATGGAGATATTTGGACATACTCACCCCAGTGTTACGCTTAGATATATCGGAATAAACCAAGAAAATATCAATGAATCAATGAAGAACTTCACTATTTTTTAATCTAATGGTAAACATATTGAGGTTATGTTGAATTGAGTTTTTGTGAGCTCCGGAAACCGCTTGATATAATGCGTGCTGAGAGGTGTTTTTTTAAGTACAACAGAATTACTACATATGTTGAACTGTCAAATGTAGAGGGGTCGATGTCAAATGTAGAAGGGTGTTTTGTTACCTTTTGGGGGAGGGTAACAATTGATTTGGGTTAAAGCACTGCAATTCCTGAAATGTTATTAAAAGTTAATGGAAATTGTTTCGAGTTATCACACAATTCAATGCATGTTTTGGAAAAGGGGCGCATCGTCTCCGTGTCGATCCTATAAATTTGCAGGAAATATTTTGTGAATGCAGAATTATAACAGAAGGAGGTGTGTTATGACTAAAGAATTTATTTTCTCAAATATAATAACAGTTTCTATCGCGATTATCGGTTGGGTTTTCGCATTTGTATTGATTAAAGGTCAATATCTTACAAGCCTAAAGCTGGAAAAAGAGAAGTATGCGTATGAAGTAAGGCAAAAAGTTGCTTTCGACATTATTGATGCAATTATGAACACATCAAATTCCAGCGTTGATTTTATTGCACTAATACCTGTAATTAAAGGTTCAAATAGTCGTACTATTGATGAGAAAGACTTTACCCGCCTAAATAATTTATGGAAAAGCTTTCGTATAGAAAACAGTAAATTATTTGATTTACTCATTGGAAGAAAGCTACTTTTATCAGAGTTTAATGATTTGTGCACAGAACTTACGAAGATAAATAAAGAACATACAAAAGCTGCTTACCAAGTAATAGACTATGTAAGAGAACCAATAATTCTTGATGCATATAATGATGGATTTAGCAATGCTTGTGAAATACTACAAGAAATTAATACAAGCTATATGCACAAATTAAATATTCTAAATGAAAGACTTCAAGAGAAATTTATTATATCAATATTTAAGTAATAAAACAGAGGAGCTCACATAGGGCTCTTATTTCTTTGGGTCCTTCCCTGGGACCGGGGTACATGCGGGTCTAGCGAGTCCCGGGATTCCACCCGGTCAGAAAAAAATTTTCAAGGTAACAAGGGTGATTTTTATGAGTGAATTATCAAATTCATATAAAGAGATTGACGGTAAGGTCTGTATCACTACAGAAGAATTATGCAATCAGATGGGCATTTCCAGAAAGACCTTGAGTGAATGGGAAGAAAAAGGATGTCCGAAAGCTGCACGAGGTTGGTGGCCGTTATGGGATGTACTGAAGTGGAGGGGTGTTATTGGCACCGGTGTAAAGACTGAGGGAGACATTGAAGAAATGTCACTGGCAATGAGGAAGCTGAAATATGAGGCTGACTATAAAAAGGAAAAGGCCGAGGAAGCTGCTTTTGATAATGCAGTTACCAGAGGAGAATACATCAGTAAGGAAACTATTGTTGGGGAGCTGCAGCGTTTCCTTGTGGTTCTGAAAAGGTCGATGTTGGCATTCAGCCGTAAAATTGGGAATGAGGTAGGGGCTTATGTGGATGACTTGACAGCCAGGAAGATAGAAAAAATGGTAGAGGGAGTTGTGCTTGATGCGCTTAGACAACTCAGTATTGATGGAGTTTACACGCAAACGAAAAAGAAAAAAGAAACATGATTGGCCTGACTGGATCTCCAAAGCCCTCGAAATACTAAAGCCCCCTGAGCTGCTTACAGTGACACAGTGGGCGGACAAGTACAGAGTATTGGACCCTAAGACATCGGCTGAACCTGGTCAATGGAAAACCAACAGGACGCCATATCTGCAGGGTATTATGGATGCCTTCAATGACCCGGATATTGAAGAGATAATATTCTGCAAGCCGACACAGGTAGGTGGTACAGAATGCCTGCAGAATATAATAGCATATATAATCGCACAGGACCCCAGCTCGTCACTCATTGTATATCCAACCTTAGAACTTGCAGAATCAGTGAGTAAGAACAGGCTGCAGCCGATGCTTGAGCTATGCGAAAAAACTAAACAAAGATATTCACCTGATACCAGCAAGATGCTTGAGCTTCAGTTTGATGGTATGTATTTGGTACTTGCCGGTGCAAACTCGCCGGCTTCATTGGCATCGAGGCCTATCCGATACCTTATGATGGATGAGGTTGATAAGTTCCCTACCTTTGCGGGAAAGGAAGCAGACCCGAGAAGCCTTGCCCGTGAGCGTACAAAGACCTTTGCCCATAACAAGAAGATATTCCAGACCTCCACACCAACAAGAAAGGCAGGCCCGATATGGCAGGAATGGCTCAATGCTGATGACAAGCGTGAATACTATGTGCCTTGTCCACACTGCGGACATACACAGACATTCAGGTTCAAGCAGATCAAGTGGCCGGAGAAATCCACTCCTGATGAAGCCAGAGTCACAGCATACTATGAATGTGAAGCATGCAAAGCAATGGTCAACGATGGGAATAAACTGGATATGTTGAGGGCTGGAGAATGGAGGTCTACAAACAAGAAGGGCACAAGGAAGACAGCCTTCCATCTCAATGCGATATATTCCCCATGGCTGCGCTTCGGTGATGTGGCATACGAATTTCTGAAATCAAAAGACTATCCAGAGCTGCTTATGAACTTCATAAACTCATGGCTCGCAGAGCCGTGGGAGCAGACAGAAGTAAAAATGGACTCAGACAAGATACTTGAAAGGCAAAGTGAATATGAAGAAGGAGTGGTCCCTCATGGAACTCAGCTTATTACCGGCGGAGTAGATGTTCAGAGGGACCATTTTTATTGGACGATAAGAGCCTGGGGAATGAACATGACGAGTTGGAATATCGCCCATGGTATGGCTGACACATGGAATGAGATTGAGTATATCATGAATCAGCCGTATAAGGATGAAAACGGAGTTGTGTACCAGGTTAACTTATGTGCAGTTGACTCCGGCGACAGGACAGATGAGGTATATGATTTCTGTGTCATTAACCAGGAATGGGCAGTCCCGGTGAAGGGGTCATCAAACCCGCTGATTGCAAGATATAAACCCAGCACAATTGAGAAAGTAGACAGCAAAGCCTATGGCATGAGGCTGTATATAGTAGATGGTGGCCAGTACAAGGATATGATTGCCGGTAGGGTTAGGCGGCCTAACGGTCCCGGTTCATGGATGGTATTCAAGAGTTGTGACAAGGAATATGCTGAACAGATATGTTCGGAGGAAAAGGTGCCTGAAAAGAAAGCCGGCAGAGAGGTTGAAGTATGGAGGCCCAAAGGTAGCCATACTGCAAACCACTATCTTGACTGTGAGGTATATGCAGCTCTTGCAGCGGACCTGTTACATGTAAGGTATCTGCAAGGTGATAATGTGGGTCAGCCCCCACCTGCTCCAAAGAAGGAAGAGCAGGAAAGCGGGTTTACAAAATCTCCAGGTGATTGGATAAAACATAAAGGCGGGTGGATAAGATGACAACCCAGGAACAGCTTGATCAGGTCAATACTGCTATTACGGCAATAGAAGGTGGCGCTCAAGAGTATCAGATTGGGAGCCGGAGGATATCAAAACCGAATATTTATAATCTCTATCGCGAGAGGGAACGGCTTGAACAGAAACTGACACAGGAAAACAGCAATGGTGTGTTTGTAGCGGTCTTTGACAGGAGGTGATGTTGTTGAATTGGCTGGATAGAACAATTGCTTTTTTTAGCCCTGAACGTGCCTGGCACCGGATATCATGGCGAGAAGCAATCCGGAGTTTTTATGATTCTGGCAGCACTGACAGACTTAATAAAGGCTGGACGGCAGTCAATGCGACTGCGGAACAATCAGACAGAGCGCAGAGGGATCTGATAAGGGCAAGGGCAAGGGACTTGGAAAGAAACTCTGACATTGCTGAGGCAATTATTGGTCCTTATGAAAGGAATGTTGTTGGTACCGGTATCAACCTACAGGCCAAGGTCATGATCGATAAGGATAATGAGGATGAAGAGCTGAACCAACAGATTGAAGAGCTCTGGAGTGAATGGTGCCGGCCACGGAATTGTGATGTGTCAGGGCAGCAGTCCTTCCAAGAAATGCAGCTGATGGCAGTAAGAAGAAAGCTGGTTGATGGCGGGATTTTCTTTATCAAGGTATATACCTCTGATGGATCGGTGCCACTTAGTTTGCAGCCTAGAGAGGTTGATGAGCTGGAAACATCGCTCAGCAGTCTCCCGGGTGTCAAGGGAAACCGCATAGTAGGTGGCATTGAATTCAACAAATTCAATAAGCCAGTTGCCTATCACTTTAAGGTGTTTACTCCTGATGGCTATTATACCGGGGAGTCTGAAAGGATAGACGCTAAATATGTGATATACCTGTGGAAAAAGCAACGGCCAACACAGATAAGGGAGATTTCACCACTTGCGAAGACCATACCACGAGTTCGTGATGTGAATGAATTCGTTGAGGCAATCTCCGTGAAGGAAAGGATATTGGCCTGCTTATCGGTATTTGTAACAAAACAGACTGCATCAGGCCTTGGTAGAGGGGTTAATAGTGTTGATACGAAAAGCGGATACCCTGTTAAGACTATATCTCCCGGTATGATCCAAGAGCTACAGCCTGGTGAGTCGGTATCTGTTGTAAACCCTTCAGGGCAGAGCAGCAATGCTAAGGAATTCATAGCCACAGAGCAGCGGCTTGCCGGGAGTGGTCAGGGCTTATCCTATGAAGCTGTATCGAGGGATATGTCACAGGTTAATTACTCCAGTGCAAGGCAGGGGCTCCTCGAAGATCAGCGGACCTATAAACTAGAGCAGCAGTATCTGATTGAACACTTCTGTATGGAGGTATATACAGAGTTTGTGATATCTGCTGTACTTTCAGGAAAGCTTAAGATTCCTGACTTCTGGCAGAGAAAATCAAAATACTTGAAACATGTATGGATTCCGTCAGGCTGGAGCTGGATAGATCCTTTGAAGGAGGTCAAAGCAAATTCAGAGGCATTATCGACAGGTCAAGATACTTTAGCAAGGATATGTGCTGAGAGAGGAGAGGATTGGAGGGACGTATTAAGGCAGCGGGCAAAGGAAAAACAGTTGGCTGAAGACTTGGGTATTTCAATAACAGGGGGTGAGAAAAAGAATGGCGGTCAGAAACAAACCGATAGTGGGGGAACAACAGATTAGGCTAGCTCAAATAGATTTTAGGGCTGTTGATGGAAATGAGAACCAGGTGGAGCTTTCCTTCTCTTCTGAGTTTCCGGTTGAGCGCTGGTTTGGCAGTGAAGTCCTCCTACATGATGATAATGCCGTGGATTTCAAAAGGCTGCTCACTGTGGGAACTGTGCTTTTCACTCATGGAAGGGATAATAATTATGGGAAAATGCCGGTTGCAAAAATCGATAAAGCCTGGCTGGATGCAGCACAAAAGAAAGGCAGAGCTCTGATAACCTTTGATGAGGATGAGGATAGCCAGAAGGTAAAGAAAAAAATCCTCGGCGGGTTTATCAAGGGTGTATCCTTTGGTTACTCCGTAAATGCCTGGGAAGAGGTTAAGGCCGGGAAGACATCATCGAATGGACTTTTTACCGGGCCTGCATGGTTGGCTCTCAGGTGGGAGCCATATGAAATAAGTATTGAGCCTACTCCAGCTGATCCAAATGTAGGGGTAGGCCGCAATATAGAAGATCATCCAGGAAATTCTCCTCAGAAAGAAAAGAACAAACGCTCTGAGGGGAATTTTATTTCGATGGATATCTTCGAAAGGCAACTTCTAATCAATAAAAATAAACTTTAGGAGGCAAGAAAATGGGTGGAAAAGAGATGCTTAATAAAAAGATACTCAGGCAGCAGGAAATTGTCAGTACCGCAAAAGCTGCAGAGCGTGAGCTTACAGCAGATGAGCAGAGAGAGTTTGATACACTGCAGAGTGAAATCAATACCCTGAGGACAGAAATTGAGACAGAGGAAAGAGCAGCTTCAGCCAAATCAGAATCTGAAAGGGCTGTCCAGATGGAAAGGCAGCGTGTATCGGAGGTTACTGCTCTTTGCAGAGACTTCGAAGTAGATCCGACTGAGCATATTACTTCAGGGGCATCAGTTGACACAGTAAGGGAAGCAATCCTGACCAAGCTTAGGGTAGAGAGAAGGCCTTCAAATGCTTCAGGTATAGGTATAACAGGCGGCAGGGAAGAGGCAGACAAGATAAGGGAAGCAGCTTCTGACGCTATACTTCTGAGAGCAGGTAGAACCATTGAAAAACCTGCAGATGGAGCCAGAGACTTAAGAGGCATGAGCCTTCGTGACTTGGCGATCGATTGCCTTATGAGAGCAGGTAGGTCCAATGCTCACAAGCTGGATCCTGATACCCTGTTCAGGGAAGCGCTGACTCCTGATAGCCAGTTTACAGGAATACTTAGCAGTGCAGTAAATAAAAGCATGGCCACAGCCTATAGAGCAGCGCAGACTACCTATCAGAGGTGGACAGGCCGTGGATCCAATCCGGATTTCAAGGGAGCAACCCACTACCAGATATCTGAAGCAGGCGATCTTGTACCGATGACTCAGAGCGGTGAATTCAAATTCGATGAAATGAGCGACCAGAGTGTAAACAAGGCAGTTGCAACCTTTGGGCGTGAATTTGGAATCACAAGACAGGCCCTCATCAATGATGATATTGGTATCCTCACAAGAGTACCTGAAGCTTATGTCAGGGCAGCAGGCAGGGGTATCAACAGGTTGGTATACTCAATGCTCGGTAACAATGTCGTTATATATGATGGTGTTCAGCTGTTCAACGCAGCTCATAACAATCTTGCTGCCGCAGCTGCAGCAATAGCGGTAGCTTCTGTTGATCTGGGACGGGCTGCAATGAGAACACAGCAGAATCTGAGAGGGTTGGAAACACTGAATATACCGCCAAGATACTTGATTGTTCCGGCATCCAGAGAAACAGTGGCACAGCAGTTTGTATCCAACGCTCTGGTACCCAACGCACAGAATGTCATCAATCCGTTTGCAGGTACTCTTGAGATCGTTGCTGATGCAGAACTTGATCAGTATAGCCAGACTGCATGGTATTTGGCAGCATCTCCTGCAGATGTTGATACTGTTGAGGTTACATACCTGAATGGTGATGATATGCCGAAGCTTGAAAGCCAGGTCGGCTTTGACTACCTCGGAATGAAGTGGAGAATATACATCGATTACGGTGTAACAGTACTTGATTACCGTGGAATGTACATGAATGCTGGAGTCTAGTAATAATTGGGCTCCTTTCCAATTAACTGAAGCCTAAGTAATAGGCTTCTTGGTTTGAATAAAAACGAGGAGGAATAGAAATGCCATATATTCAGAAAGGTGCAACCATAGACTACACAAACACAGGTCTTGTTGCTATTGCATACAACGCAGTAGTCAATCTGACCACCAGGATAGGCATAGCCGGTGAGACAATTGCCGTAGGTGCTACCGGATCCGTTCATGTCGAGGGTGTGCATGAGCTGCCTGCAATAAATAACGCAGCCTTTGCTGTGGGAGATGCTCTGTATTGGGACCCTGTGGCTTTAAACATTACAAATGTTCAGGCCGGTAATATACCTGCCGGATGGGCAACAGAACCCAAGCTGCTTGCCGGTACGACAGCCAGATTAAAGATCAATTAGGGGGCGGAGATAAATGATTACATTGAAAACTCCCATCAATTTGAAAGGCGGTATAGTTGATAAAGGAAAAAGCATAGCATTGCCTCCTGAACTGGAAAAGAAAATGGTGGAAAGTGGCTGTGCTGAATATTGTAATCCGGGTATAACCAAAGAAGCTGCTACTCAGCCTCCTGATAGCAAACCGATCGAGAAACTAACAAAGTCAGAGCTTCTTGAATATGCTGGTAAAATCGGTATTAAAGACATCATTGATACAATGACAAAAGCAGAAATAATAGCAAGGATTGAGGCTAATGGCAAATCTTAAGGATGTATTTGCAGCCGACCTGGGCGTGTTTTTCAATATAAATGAACTTGCTGAAGTTCACAATGTCGGGGGGCGTGAGCTCCCCGTCATTGTTGATAACGACAAGTTGGCCCAGCGTACTCAGAAGGATTATGAAGGCATATACATCGGCGACCTGCTTTTCTATGTGAGTGTCAGCGCAATGGGGGAAAAGCCGAAGCCTGGCAAGTTACTACTCTTCGATTCAGTTCCTTATGAAGTGTTCAGCGCAACAGAAGATACGGGTATGTATGAGATCATCTTGAAAGCGAGTGAGAGCTGATGGGGATAAACCTCAATATTGATACCAGAGGGCTGAAGAGGATAGAAAAGTCGTTATATGGATTGCGGAAGCAGATACCTGGAGCTACAGCATCAGCTCTGAACAGGACGCTGGACTATGCCTCCAATCAGTGGGGCAAGCACATCACACAACGGTATACAATAAAAGCATCCGATGTGAAGGGAAAAATAAAGAAGTATCCGGCATCAAAGCTGGTACTGACCGCAAGCATGAATGTATCAGGTGGCCGCTTATCATTCGCCCATTTTCCTTATACCCCAAAATCTCCGGGGACAAAGAAGCAGGTAAGGGTGAAGGTGAAGAAGGAATCTGGATACAAGCAGATCGGAACTAAGCGCAAGCCTTTCATAGCAGCAACAGGAGCAAAATCTGCCGACAAGACCCAATACAATGTATTTAAAAGAACAACTAGCAAACGCCTACCTATTGTTGTCCTCAGGACACTTTCTTTGCCCCAGATGGCAAGCAATAAGGAAGTGTCTGAAAAGGTGCAGAGCTTAGTCCAGAAGAAGCTTAAAGAACGTATCGGGCATGAGATCAAGTGGAGGCTTGAAAAAGCGGCTAGGGAGGTGAAATGATGCTTAATGACATTGATGTAATAAAGAAAATAGCTGCATTCATTGATGGACATGTTGCTTCTGAACGTGATCCTGATAAAGGCAATATAGGCCTTGAGAAGCCGAGGGATGACAATAAGGCTAATATTGATTTCACCCTTGTCAAGCCGGCCGTGTTTGAAGGATGGGTTCCCCCTATGGCATACCTTGATGATACAGGAATATATGACATACCCGGCATTATAGTGATGTCTGACGGCGGAAGCGATGTTGACGGGGAAGCTGCATGCAAGATAAGGCTGGTGTTTGCCACCTACGATATCGGAAAGACAACAATGCAGGCAGGGAAGCTTGTGACTACTCCTGATTCAAAGGGCTATTATGATCTCATGAACCTCATTACATTGACCAGGATGAAACTTGCGGACCTTGACCTGATCAGGGGGAAGCTTTCCACAAACAATGACTTCCAGTGGAATATGTATGATGAACAGAAATACCCATACTGGCACGGGTGGATGACATTCTCCTGCCCAATAGTGTCAGTTAATAACTATATGAACATATGAAAGGATGGTGAAGACCATGCCATATAAACATGGTGTTTACGGCCAGTCGGTACCAAGTCAGTACCAGCTGCCTCCGGATGATGTAGGCACGCTGCCGGTATATATCGGGACAGCGCCGGTACATCAATTGGCTGATTATGCTGGAGCAATTAATGTACCGATACTTGTCAGCAGCTATGATGCAGCTAAGGCTGTTGTAGGGTACAATGAAGATTTCGCCAACTTTACACTTTGCGAAGCTATAGCAGCACACTTCAAGAATGCTATCCAGAGCATAGGGCCGATCATACTGATTAATGTCCTGGATCCGGATGTGGACCAGACAGCCGACAAGACTGCCAATGTGGCTATTACGAACGGGAAAGGCACAATTAATAACAACAAGGTTATAATCAAAACTGTCACTATAGCTGACAAGGTAAAGGGAACTGATTACGAGGCATACTACAACGATATTGGCGATAAGGTCATTATCAAGGAATTGGTTGCAGGCTCTCTTGGAGCTACAGCTGCAGCGACCTTTGACGAGGTATCGCTTACAGGTATTACAAAGGATGAAATCATTGGTGCTTACACCGGCGAAACCAATGAGAGGACAGGATCCTATTGCGTGGAACTGATATATCAGGAGCATAACCTGATTCCATCAATACTCCTGGCTCCCGGATGGACTCATATACCAGAGGTTGAGCAGGTATTACTCAGTAGATGCCTGGACATAAACGGACATTGGGATACAACGGTATTCGTTGATATTGATACATCTACAGTTAAAACTATAGCTGCAGCAAAGGCATGGAAGGCTACCAACGCATATGACAGCAAGTATGAGAAGGTGTTCTGGCCGGCAGCGAAAAAGGGCGGGCTTGTATACCACTTGTCTACGCTGGCAGCAGTGACAAAGCAGTATATAGATTTCAACAATGACAACATCCCTTATGAGACACCGAGCAACAAGAAACTGGACATCATCGGCCTGTGTCTCGAAGACGGTACTGCTGTTAAGTTCGATGAGACCCAGGCCAATACGCTGAATGAAGTAGGAATAACAACTGGTATATTCAGTGGCGGGAAGTATGTACTCTGGGGGCCGCATATGGGCTGCTATGAATTCGGAGTGACGGAAGCCCCTGAGGAAGTGTTCGATGTGAATGTCTGGATGGATCAGTACCTGAACAATGACTTCCAAGTCAGGAACATGGACAACGTAGACAAGCCGGTCGACCGCAGGGATATAGACTATATCCTGAATGTGGAGCAGCAGAGGCTGAATTCGCTGATAACTGAGGGCAAACTTCTGTATGGGAAGATAGAATTCGTGGCCAGGAACAATCCGGATTCTGACCTTATCCAGGGAGACTTTATATTTGACTCCATGGTGACCTATACACCACCTGGGAAGTCCCTGACACAGAGACTTCAGTATACTGATAAAGGGGTCACAACCTTGGTGGGAGGTGAAGCGTAATGCCGAAGAACAACAATAAGACAATAAACTATAACGTGTACCGCAGGGACAGCGGAAAAGCAAAGCTCATAAATGACACATCCTCTCTCCAGCTCCCCAGCATAGAAATGATCACTGATACCATGAAGGGGTCAGGCATCATGGGCGAAATAGATATGCCGACACCTGGTCAGATTGCTTCGATGGTATTCACAATGAACATCAAGGCCTCCAATGAGGACAGTGCGTACCTTATTACTCCGGGGCTAATCAGGCTCGAAGCGAGATGGGTTACTGACAGCATGGATACAACATCAGGCAAATCGGCGCATGTGGCAAACAAGGCCTTTATTACGGGCTACCTGAAGAAGTTTGACGAAGGCAAGGTTGAAACCGGTGCTGCCACAGATGGAAGCTATGAATATGAAGTCACGGCTTATCAACGCATAATGAACGGTAAGGAGATACTCCACATCAACAAATTTACCGGGGATTATATAATCAACGGAAAGAACTATGGAAAGGAACTGCAGGCGGCTCTCTAATGGGCCGCTTTGCTATTGGTATGAAATATGAGTAAAATGTCGCTTTCAAAGACCATTGAAATTGATGGGAAGAAGGTTGAGTTTCTTGAATATGACTTTGACAGCATCACCGGCGAGTCGATTGAGAATGCATGCAAAGCCCTTATAAAGACAGGAAATGTTATCCTTGCACAGGAGACAGATCCGGTATTCCATGCACATATATTTGCTGATGCAGCTGGGATAGCTTATGAGGACATGAAACGGCTGAATGGAAAGGATTACGCTAAGGCTACCACGTTGGTGCGTGATTTTTTTTACATGAGCTCGGAGGAATCCCAGGAAGAGATTTCATAAAAGGCTTGATTACCGATTTGGTACTTATCACAAAGGATTCCAGGAAGGAACTCATCACCATGCCGGTGGTGGACCTTATTGAATACTATGATGATATTAACTTCAAACTTGAAAGGTTGAAGCGGTATCAGGAAAGGGGGAATTGATAGCTATGGCCAAGAACTTCGTGACTAATCTTGTAATTGGAGGCAAGTTGAACCCTAGCCTGGCCTATGCCTTTAACAAAGCATCCAGAATGGCGAATCAATCCTCCATGAAACTGAGCAGCCTTGGGAGACTAGCCGGAAGAGCATTAGGGGCAGTGGGAGTCGCTGTGAGCGGAGCTGCAGTCGCCAGTGTGGCAAAAGAGGGGATTGAACTTGCCAGCAACCTTGCGGAGGTGCAGAATGTCATCGATACTACATTTGGGGACAGCGCAGGCAAGATAAACAAGTGGTCACAGACAGCGCTTAAAAGCTTTGGACTTTCAGAATTACAGGCAAAGCAGTTCAACGGGACTATGGGGGCAATGCTTAAGAGCAGCGGCGTCTCTGGTGATGCTATAGTGAAGATGTCCGAGAAGCTTTCAGGGTTATCCGGAGATATGGCCAGCTTCTACAATCTTTCCCAGGATGAAGCTTTTGAGAAGATCCGGGCAGGAATCAGCGGGGAAACAGAACCTCTCAAGCAACTGGGTATCAACATGAGTGTAGCGAACCTTGAAGCTTATGCACTTTCAAAGGGCATAACGACCTCTTATTCGAAGATGGACCAGGCCTCGCAAACAGCGTTAAGATATTCTTACCTTATGAATGTAACCAAGGATGCTCAGGGGGATTTTGCAAAGACACAAGGGAGCTTTGCCAACCAGTCAAGGCTTCTAAAAACAAATATTCAGCAATTGGTATCGAAATTAATGTCAGGGATGCTTCCTACGCTCACAAAATTGGCGCAAAAGGGGAACGACCTGATAGATAAGTTTACAGGTGATCCTGCAAGGTTACAGATAATGCAGGACAAAATACAAGGAGTTGTTGACAAAATCGGTGATGGCTTCAATGCAGCAGTAAGTGTATATACCTTTATCAGGGATAACTGGTCGCTTATTGGTCCTATTATTGTAGGCATTGTATCAGCAATGACGGCTTGGAAGGCTATTACACTCGGCATGATGGTCTACAAAGGGATAATGGCAGTGGCATCGGCATATACGATGCTGCAATCCGGAGCGACTATGGCAGCAACTGCAGCTCAGTGGGGCCTTAATGCTGCTGTTCTCGCAAACCCGATGACCTGGATTATTGTTGGGATAATAGCAGCGATAGGCCTATTGTCTGCGGGCATATATGTACTGTGGAAGAACTGGGATAAGGTTTCCGTCGCAGCAAAAAAGATGTGGACTGGCATAAAAGGTGCATTTGCAAATGGTGTAAACTGGGTGATCGATAAGCTTAATTTCCTGATAGAAAAGATTAACCTTATACCAGGGATAAAAATACCCCTTATCGCTAAAATTCAGACAATAACTGAGAAAAACTCCACTGTGGGAAGAGGTTACGCCGAGTTTGCCGAAGGTGGAATTGCATCAGTACCCTCGATTTTTGGGGAGAAAGGCCCAGAAATTGCAATACCCTTGAAGCGGACACCGAGAAGCATGGGGCTTCTTAGCCAGGCGAATAAGATGCTTGGCGGAGGTAGCGGCAACAGCATTCAGTTCATATACTCGCCGCAGGTTCCAGGGAGCACAAGGCCAGAAGTTGAACAAGCATTGAAGGAAAACTTTGAAATGTTCAAAGTATGGATTGAACAGTACTTTGCAGACAAGGAGGCGTTAAGCTTTGGCAGCGTATAGAAAATATGTAACACTGCAGGGTGATACCTTCGATGCAATTGCTCTGGACTTCTATAATGACGAGATATTTGCAGACATAATCATACAGGCCAATCCGGATTACACAAATGTGATCCTATTTGATGCCGGGGTAGAGCTTAAGGTTCCTGTACTTGAAGAGAAGGCAGCATCTACCCTGCCTCCATGGAGGACATCATGAAGCTGATATATAAGGATGTTGATATCACAAATAAGGTAAAGATACTTCATGCGAATGTAAACGATACTGCAGGAGGGGAAGCGGACAGCGTTGAGCTGATCCTGTCTGACACAGAAAAGCTCTGGATGGAATGGGGTCCTGAAAAAGGTGATGAATTTGCCATCATTCAGAATGGCTTTACTTCTGGTGTTATGTATGTGTATTTCCTCCAGTCTGGATCCGGGGTATTTGCCATCAAAGGACGTTCAATCCCGCCGAGGGCAAAGACTCCCAATAGCAGGCAATGGGAGAATGTCAGGTTTAATGATATGGCGGGTGATATAGCCGACAATTATGGGTTCAAGCTTTCGGCATACGGAATATCTGATTGGCTATATCCCAGGGTTGAGCAGGTCAATGATCCTGATTTCAAGTTCCTGTCCGACAGATGCAGCATGGAGAGCTGCTGCCTTAAGGTCCATGATAAGTGGATTATCATATACAGTGAGCCATATATGGAGGCAAAGGACACAGTATTGACCCTGACAAGGGATAATATAATCGGGGATCCTTTGCTTACAACAGTATCTGACGGGCTCTATTCCTCCTGCAATGTCAAATACCTGGATCCTTCGAACAAGCTTATAGATCATACCTTTACTCCCAAGTCGGCCCCAGCAGGTCCAGTGATGAAGATAAACACAAGGGTCGCAAACTATGGCGAGGCGGAAAGATTCGCTAAGGGATGGCTGAGATATGCCAACAAGAATGAGACATTCGGAGAGTTACCTATAAAGCTGAACACAGAAGTGGCAGCAGGAAATACAATTCAGCTTAAGAATTTTGGCTCATTCTCAGGCAAGTATTTTGTTTCCGGCTGCACACAGAAGCTTCTGGATGACAAGACTATCCTTAAAATCAGGAAAGTACTGGAGGGGTATTGATGAACAGGAAGGGAACAGTATCAAGTGTGTCAGTAACGCATGCCAGAGTGATATTTCCTGAGATTGATGCTCTGTCCTATGAATTGATAATATGCCCACATGTAGGCACTATTGAACCGGGGGATACAGTAATCGTGTCCTTCTGGGGGGATAGCCTGGCCGATGGGGCAATAATAGGGGTGGTGGATTGATATGCCTATAGCATCCTTTGCCGGAAAGGAATTCTCTGCATCAGCTGCAAAGCTTTATCCATTCATGGATTTTTCACTGTCAGGGGCGATACTGACGGAAGCGCAGGAGAGGGCAGGGCAGAAGCCGGCAACTTACATAAAGGGACTTGGGCTTGAAGCTTTCTCAATCAGCATACAATTAAGGGCTCAGGCGAGCGTGAATATACGGGATGAAATGGCTTCATGGCAGGCTATACGAGATGCGAGAGTGCCATATTTTTTCATAATGGGCGGTAAGCCAATAATACCCAATAAGCTTCTTCTCAAAAGTGTTGAGATATCAGACGCTATAATTGAGCAGAGCGGGCGCATACTTAAGGCCACGCTCCAATTCCAGTTTGAAGAATATGTGGCGGCTGCCAGCAATAGTACAAAAGCTGCTTCCAAGAGGACGAACAGTAATTATGAGGCAGCACTTTTGAATGATGAATTACTTGAGTAATGGGAGGGGATACCTTGATAGTTCTACTGAATACATCCCAAGGAATTGACTGGAATGCCACAGGCGTATCCAGGAGGCTCCAAAATATCAACAATGCATTGAACACTTTCCAGTACGAGGTTGCCTATGACAGGACCTTTGGAAGAGATCCGGCCAACCAGGATAAGCCGATGGACAAATATCTGCAGGCAATAATCCCTGAGACTTATGAGGTTGTTCCCAAAATAGACTCAGGGGCCAGAGTGCTGGATGTGGATTATGAAATACTTGATGAGGGCGGGGTAGCCCTTAAGGTGGTGATTGAACTTGACTGATATTAACTTTGTGACAATCAGTGCTGAATCACTTAAAACGGAGCTTATCAGTTCCTTTGAACATATGTATGGCGAGACCCTGAAGCCAGGGGATGTGCGCCATACTTTTTTATTGCAGATACTGCCGATACTATTGGGCCTTAAGAATGATATAAACAACACCGGAAAGCAAAACCTCCTGAGGTATGCTTCAGGTGAAGTACTTGATGCCATGGGCGAATTTTATGATTGTACCAGGATCCCTGCTCTGAAAGCGAAGGTGACGATGCAGTTCACCTTATCCTCAACACAGGCAAATGCAATATCAATCCCTGCAGGTACAAGGGTGACACCTGACGGGAAACTATATTTCGCAACAATGGAGGAACTGGTTATAGCAGCAGGCGGTACTACACGGGCAGTAAGTGCTGAGGCAATGGAAGCCGGCGAGGTATATAACGGATATGCAGCGGGCCAGATAAAGAACCTTGTTGATCCTATAGCTTATGTGGAATCGGCGGTTAATACCAATGAGAGCTCCGGAGGGGCGGATGAGGAGTCTGATGATAACTACCGTGAGAGGATAAGACTTGCACCGGCAAGCTATTCGGGGGCGGGGCCTACCGGAGCATATGAATACTGGGCAAAGACTGCAGATGTGAATATAGCTGATATAAAGGTAGACTCTCCGACAGCAGGTACGGTTAGGATAGTACCACTGATGAAAGATGGGAATATTCCGGATCAGGCAGTACTGGATAAGGTACTGGCGATAGTAAGCGCTGATAAGCGGAGGCCTCTAACGGATAATGTAGTTGTCGCAGCTCCTGCCCGAATAATGTACAATATCAATTTCACTTATTACATCGCAGTTGAAAACCAGCCCAAGGAATCATATATCCGCAACCAGATCGAGGGTGCAGGTGGAGCACTGGACCAGTATAAGCTGTGGCAGTCAGCCATGCTTGGAAGGGCAATCAATCCGGACCAACTGAGGTATAACATTATGGCAGCAGGAGCCTCCAGGATCAGCTTGACAGCACCCGCCTATGCGGCCCTGGATGTTGATGAGGTAGCTGCTGTGGGGACTGTAACGGTGGTGTATGGGGGGCTTGAGTAATGAATCTAAGAGATATTGATTTATTAAGCCTACAGACGAAATACATGCAGCAGGATAAAACCACACAGGCCTTATGTGCATCATTGACTCCCCAGCTTCAGTCACTTTCAGAAGAGGTCATAGCATGCCTGATATATTCAAGGGTTGATTACTTGGGTGATGAGCTTCTTGATGAGCTGGCATGGCAGCTTAACATGGACTGGTACGACTCAACAGCCAAAACCAGTGTCAAGAGGTCGCTTGTTAAGAATGCTCTTAAGGTATACCGGTACCGAGGTACTGTGTATGCCATCAACCAGGTCCTTGCTGATTACTTCAATGATGCAGAAGTAAGGGAATGGTTTGAGGATGCCAGCGCTCCATACACATTCAAGGTTATTGCCAGGAACCAGGCAATAGCCTCCAGTGATATCGAGCGGTTCAACATGGCGGTCAATGCTGTGAAGAATGCCAGGTCACACATGACAGGGCTTATATTAGGCCAGTTTTGTTCTGATACGATATACTGCAGCGATACACTGATTATCATTTAGGAGGTGATGATATGGCTTACGTAAAGACAAACTGGGTAGCAAATGAAACACCAATATCACCGGGTAACATGAATAAAATTGAGCAGGGAATATATGATGCACAAGAAGCGGCAGCAGTAGCGGCAATTGGAGGCTCGCAGGCTTTAACCGATCATGAGGCAGAAAGCGCTACAACAGCAGTAAAAGGCCATGTACAGCTTGCAACAAATGCAGAGGTAACAACAGGGACGAATACAGCTAAAGCTGTGACTCCGGCAGGTGCGAAAGTTGAGTTTGACAAGAAAATTGATAAATCCATGGCCACATCTGCAGATCAGGTTATGGTATCAACGGGTATAGGAGCATGGGCTGTAAAAACACTAGCACAATTTAGAACGTGGCTTGGCCTTGGTGATGCTGCGTATAAAAACACAGGTACTGCAGTTGGTACTGCAGCTGCTGGTGATCATACCCACGGCACATATGTTCCACATTCCTTGGCTACAGCAGTAAACGATTTTATTGTTGCTTCCGGGGCTGGTGTATTTGTAAAAAAGACATTGGGTGAAGTTAAGACTATATTAGGGCTGGGAACAGCAGCATATACAGCCAGCACTGCTTATGCTACGGCTGCCCAGGGTACAAAGGCAGACAATGCACTTCCAAAAGCAGGCGGTACAGTGACCGGGGCTATAGATATGGCTGACTATGGCTTATTGAAAGCTCTCATGCAAGATTACGCAGAGAAGATAGGAACAACACCGGCAACCACGGGAACATGCAACTTCGACCTTACAACAGGCAATGTATTTACTGTAACACCCACTGGGGCAATAACCATAGGTGCAGTAAACCCTCCGGCAAGCGGTAGGGGTGGGTCAGCCACTATATGGCTGACAAATGGGGCTACGGTGTACGCTAAGGCCTTTGCGGCGACTATAAAGTGGGTAGGAGACGAAATACCTGATATGTCAGAAGCGGGTAAAACCTACGGCATAGTCCTAACAATACTGAATGGCGGTACTACATACAGAGCAGCTTGTATCGGCGCGTATTCAGCGTAAGGCGGTGGAGATATGTTAGCTGATAGAATGAGACTGGGTGCAGCGGGAGGCAGAAAAAAGCCTATATGGGTAGTTGGGGGGATTAATAGTCAAATAATAACTTCGTATGACGGTGTTGTTTGGGAATTGACTGGTGGTTGGAACTTTGAATCTAACGGCTCATTTCATGAAATAAGATATGGTAAAGATAAATTTGTGACTACTACTCTTACTCGAAAGATAGGATGGTCTAAAGACGGCCTTATTTGGTCACAGGCTATAAATCCGATGGCTAACGGGTCTGTGGAATCGTTAGCTTATGGTAATGGTCTATGGGTAATTGGTGGTTCAAATAGCGAACTGGCAACGTCCCCCGATGGAATAATATGGACTGTGGTGAATAGCCCAAATTTGTACACTATGCGTACCGGGGCATATGGCGCAGGAAAGTTTATGTTCGCAGGGGATTCCGGTTATATGCTATATTCCACGAATGGCATCAACTGGACAGCACTCAACACTGGTATAGCTCTAAATATGTGGGGTATTGCCTATAACAATGGCTTGTGGGTAGTAGTTGGGGACAAGGGAATATGGACATCGCCAGATGGGATAACTTGGACACGCAGAGTCACTAATAACGAAATGTATTTCACATCTGTAGCTTATGGTAATGGTTTATGGGTTGCTGGTGCGAATACTGGTAATTCCTACACATCGCCAGATGGGATAGCTTGGACAAATCGCTGGATGGGTCCATCAGAAACCAATGGTTTTCTTGCTATAGAGTATGGTGACGGTTTGTGGGTAGCGTCAATGGGATATAAGTTAGTTACATCACCAGATGGGATAACTTGGACGGAGCGCACAGAAAAGAATGGTGCTTTACTTAGTCTTCTAAGGTCAGTAGCATACTCTGGATAACAATGGGGAGGTGAAATAATGAATTACGCAAAAGTAGAAAATGGGCAAGTATTACAGGTAGGTCTGCCCAATACCGGCATACTGACCCAGGGAGAAAATGCAGGATGTACTGTATCTGGATATGACAAGCTTGACGAAGCAACATTGATAACTGAGGGCTGGTTGCCATTGGTAGACAGCCCGCCTGAGTATGATTCAGAAACTGAACACCTGGAGCATGCAGGATATACAGTAAGTGAGACAGAGGTAACAATAAACTACACCATCAAGCAAATACAGCCTGTGATTTCAGTACCTACAGCAGAGGAAAGGCTTGCAGCTATTGAAGAAGCTCTATTAATGATTATATAAAGGAGGAATGGAAATGCATAACTTTATACTGAACATGTGGATCATGAGGAAAATCAATGCTGCAAAGGTGCAGTCTTATGTCACGAAGAGTTACATCACCCAGGAAGAAGCGGATATGATCGCTGCTACTTCACAGATTCCTGTAGCATAGCAGGAATATTCTTTTTACATGCACCTTAGCAGGTGATATTTTATTTGACAGAAAGGGCGGGTGAGGTGATGGGGGTTCCGGAAATAACATCAAATTTATACCTTCAACTTGGAATAGCAGGGGCAACCCTGCTTATTCTTTTGGTCTTTATAGTACTGCTGTTTCGCCTCATGGGGAAAATCAATACAGCAGACAGTAACAACCAGGGAAGTAAAATCGAGAAGTTATGCGATAAAATTGACGCGCTGATCACGAGCAATGCAGAGTATACCCAGAAGCTTAACGAGGTTCTGTTAAGCAATGATAAGGATCAGAAGAGCACTATCAAGCTGCTCGACAAGGTCCAAGAGATATTATTGGATATGCAGCGGAGAGTAGTGCGGATCGACGACCGTACTTACCAGTGCTTAGGAAATGAAAAGAAATAAGGAGGAGAAAGAGGTATGAAAAACTATGTTGTTATACTCTGGGAATGGAGATTTATCATAGGGTATATTATGGCCGGAGTGCTGTTCTTCCTGATGGAGCGGGAGAAAGGGATGAAGATGATCTATGCCGGCATTGCCCAGGCAAAACGGTATGCAAAGGACCAGATACTCAAGAACGGAACCCAGCAGGAGGCGTACGTGGTCAAGCTCATGCTGGAGAAGCTGCCATTGGCCTGGAGAATTTTCTTGGGAGAGGATATCATTAGAAGAATTGTTAAGTGGCTGTACAACAAGCTGGGGGATTATATGGATAATGGAGTCCTCGATGAGTCATACAAGCTATAGGGGGTGATGATCGATGTTAACGAATATAGGTCTTGTTGAATATGCCAGGAAAGCCCTTGCTGAGAAATGGGGGTATGTGTGGGGAACCTTCGGACAGCTTCTATCTGAATCATTATTCCAGCAGAAACTCCAGCAGTACCCTGAGCAGGTAGGCAACTTTAAGAGCTTCATCCGGACAAATTGGCTTGGAAGAAAAGTGACTGACTGTGTAGGGCTCATAAAAGGCTATTATTGGTCAGAAAACGGGACGTTGAAGTATAACCCGATAAACGATGTTAACGCTAACACAATGCTTTCGGTGGCCAAAGATAAGGGCCTTATAGCATCAATTCCGGATATACCAGGTATATGTGTTCAAAAGAAAGGCCATATCGGTGTATATATCGGTAATGGCCAAGTCATAGAGGCCAGAGGAACAAAGTATGGTGTTGTTCAGACTCCTTTACGGGGTACTGGATCCACACCATGGACCCACTGGCTGAAGTGCCCATACATAGAGTATGAGGAATTGGAGAGGTTCACAGATATAAAAGGACACTGGGCTAAAGAAAAGATTCTGAAAGCTGTAGAGCTTGGTCTGATGTTAGGTGACGGCGACAATACATTTGATCCTGATAAGCCGGTGACCAGGGCACAGTTGGCAGCTACAGCAGTGAATATATATGATAAGTTGCTTAAGGGGTAACCTTCGGGTTCCCCTTTTTTTATGCAATTTTATACGAACATATGTTTGCGTATTTGCTATTATTTTGGTATATTATAACTATGAGAGGTGAGCATATTGGATAAAGACAAATTGATAGAGGTTACAGATAAGGACCTGATTGTTTATCTGGTTGCAAACGGATATGAAATAAAGCATATAATCAGGGATTATATGCGCCCTGCCAGGAGCAAGGTGTACTTTGACAAAACAAATTCATTAAGTGAGTCAATAACACGCTTTACAAACAAGAATACAAGCATTAATTTTAGTGATTTCATTGCTGCAGAACGGAGGGTGAATACCCTTCTGCAAACACTAAAGGCCAATTAGCATTTAACAACTTTCAGCTTTCATCTTTCAACTCATTATTGGTTGAGGAGATGATAATATGATAAAACCACCTATTCCAAGAATGGGAGGCAAGAGCCAATTAAGGAAGACAATAATTGAAATGATTCCTGATCATACCTGCTATACTGAGCCCTTCTTTGGTGCCGGCTGGGTATACTTCGGGAAAGATCCAAGCAAAACTGAAGTGATAAATGATATTGATGGTGAGCTTATTAACCTGTTCAGGATGATCAAATACCATAGAGAAGAGATTGAAAGGCTTATGGAATATGAGGTATCAAGCCGGGACGAATTTATGTACTACAAGCAGCTGGATCCTGGATGCCTGACAGAAATACAGCGGGCTGTGAGATTCATTTATCTTATCTCACAAAGCTTTGGCAGCAGAGGAGGGAATTATGGGTATTCTGCTTCAGGCAGACCTGCTCCCCAAATATTCGATACAAGTAGGCTAAAAGAGATAAAACAGAGATTGCGTAATACATATATAGAAAATCTCAGTTTTGAAAAGATTATCGAGAAATATGACAGGCCAAGCACATTCCATTTCTGTGATCCGCCATATTATGAAACAGACGGATATACATCGGAATTTGGAGAGGTCGAGCAGTTAAGGCTGAGAGATAAATTGCGGAATATAAAAGGAAAGTTCCTGCTGACAATAAATGACCATCCGGAAGTGAGGAAATGGTATGAGGGGTTTGCCATGAAGGAAATAGAGGTTACATACTCTGTGTCCCGATCGGCTGAAGCGCGGAAGGGATACAAGGAACTTATCATTACTAATTACTAGGAGTAGAATTATGGATAGAATCCCTGTTGAATGTATAGTCAAAATGAGCCATAAGGAGATAACTCCACTAAGGGTGAGGTATGAATCGAATGAAGAACGGATAGTGATTAACGTAGACAGGATTCTGCAGAGGGACAAGAAAGTTGTAATGCCAAATATGAACCAGCCCCGCAGTACGGAATATAGGTTCAAATGTGAAGCAGTAAATGGAGATTCAAGAAAACCTTTTTCACTGTTTTTCAATGAACAGTCCTGCAGATGGTATATGTTTATATAGCATTTATTCCAAAGGTATAAACATATTACCCACATGGTAAAATGGGCTTAAAACCAACTGTAGCAAGCGTTTTGAGCCACTAAATAAGTAAACAATTTCTAAATGGATGAGTGAATAATATGTCGATAACAGAGAACGTATGTCGAAGCTATTGTATTATTTGTCGTAAGTATTATACTAAAATTAATGGTTTGGAATCAAATGGGATTTCTAAATCTGTATCATTTTTTATTTCATTTGAAGTATAATAATGAAGAGAGGTAATTTAATGGCAAACAAAAGAATCTATTACTACTCCATTCAGATTAAAGAAGTTGTTGGGAACGGGGATGTTACAGCCAATATTAGAAATTTGTTTGATAATGTATTCAATACTCATTGTGTTAGGAATAATGCAATACGCACCATGTCTTTAGGGCGCGGTGAGGATCAGGCATCATTAGATATCATATTTGAAGATAATAACTATTTATTTGCACGAGTTGGAAAAGCCAAAAACCCGAGTGATGCATTAATTAGAGACAATGCAACTAAAGGTTATAATCCTGTTTTATCAGGGGCTGATCTGATAAATAAAACCTTAGAGATTTGCACATATTTTTTGCTGGATTATAATCGAGGAATAGTAGGTTTCATCCTTGGCAAATCTGCTCCTTCGGTACATTCTCTAATCTATATAATAAATGAGTATGATGATGATCATGCTATGACAATAACAAGTATATCCGGTCCAGAGAGTGTAAGGGTACTTCAAAATCCAGGTTCCGTGTTGGGGAAAATCAAATACACAATTAGAACACCTGATGTTACAGTACTTAGACACCTAGGTCTAACTAGAATGCAGATTGCAGCACTAGGCAACTCTCAAGTTCAAGAACTGGAATTAACAATAAAAAATACGACCCGGAAAAACCTTTCGAGTGACAGAGATGTAATATCTGGTATAGTTGATGCTTTCGCCGCTCTACCTCAGGAAATAAAAAAGCGTACATCGATGATAGGGCGAGCACAAAATACAAGTACACAAACATACGCTTTTAATGAGCAGGATATTGTGTATTCGGTTGATATCCCAGAGGATGTAAATGAAGATGGTACCCGAAGAAGGTATACTGCTGATGAATTAGCCGAAGAGATATTAACAAGAATGAGGAATATATATAGAGAGCATGCAAATGATATAGCCATGTTCGCAGGGATTAATGATTAGGAGATGGTTTTATGACCAACAATAAGAATACTAGGATACCTTTAATGCCATTTGTTATACTTGCTTTATTTTTTATTCTCATTAAGTTTGGATTTATTGGTATCAATATTGTATCAGCCAATCATTTTAATCTAATAACAATTAATACTGTATTTGCGGGTTTCCTCTTTACATCCTTGGCTTTAGTCGTTTCTCTGGCAAACGATAAAAGCATAGTAAGGCTTGAAAGAGGAGATATAATGAATTCAATTTACAAAAATATTTCGCTCGGCATAGTCTACAGTGTTATATCTATAGGAATATCATTTTTCAATATGCTCATAAATCCACCATTGTTAAATAAGTATGGAGAAACATATTTGTTTGTAAATGAGATGTTGCTATACTTTATGCCAGGACTAGAGTTGTATTTCCTATTTCTCACAATGTTTGCTTTTATTATGGCTGTTCGGGATATCAAATTTGTTATAGTAGTTGTAAGAAATAAAATAAGAAGTGAATTCCCAAGTACAGAAGAAGTAAAAAAAACATTGGATAGGATAAAATAG